GAGACTTGCTAAAAAATTGGTGCCAACTAATAACCTTGTATTGATGGGGGGTTGTGCTTTAAATTGCGTAGCAAATAAACATGCTTATAATCATTTTAAAAATGTGTGGATAATGCCAGCACCAGGAGATAGTGGATCAGCTATTGGTGCTGTATTAGCTCATAAAAAAGCACATATAAAATTTACTCCATATCTTGGATATTATTTACAACATAAACATACAAATACTGAAATAGTTAACTATTTGTATGAACATAAAGTTTGTGGACTTGCAAGAGGAAGAGCAGAATTCGGACCAAGAGCGTTAGGAGCAAGGAGTCTTATAGCAGATCCAACTGATTCAGATATAAAAGATAAAGTTAATAAAATAAAAAATAGAGAATCTTATAGACCATTTTCTCCTGTTGTTCCAATAGAATTTGCTAACACATATTTTGATATGCATCATGATTTAGTAGAGAGTCCATTTATGCAACATGCTGTAAGATGTAAATATCCAGAAAAGTTCCCTGGAATTGTTCATGTTGATGGAACAAGTAGATTGCAAACTGTTAAAAAAAGTGATGCTCCTAGACTTTATAATTTACTATATCAATGGAAGGCAAAAACAGGACATCCGATGCTTTTAAATACTAGTTTAAATATTAAAGGACAACCAATTTTGAATGATGAAAGAGATTGTGATAAATGGTCCAGACTTCATAATATTCCAATATTTTCATGACAATTTTAAAATTAAATGAACGAATAGACAATAAGTTATTGTTCCCAAATCAAGAATTGTCTACTGGGATTCATACATGGTTTGATCAAGATACTGAAGAATTATTTCAAACTAATTTAAAGGAGCAATCCAAAGATTGGTATTATAGAACTAAAAAAGTTGAATATAAATTTAATACTGCAGGATATAGAACTAAAGAATTTAGTGATATTAATTGGTCAAAATCTATCGTAATTTTTGGAGATTCTTCCGTATTCGGTGTAGGAACTGCTGAAGAAGATACTATATCTGGGCAAATAGAACGGATTACTGGAAATTCAGTAATCAATTTAGGTGTTGCTGGGTCTTCATCTTTATTTGTTCTTCATAATTCCATGTTATTGAAAGATTCATACCCTACACCAAAAGCAGTTGTTAGTGTTTGGACCTCGGCATATCGATTACCATACTACACTGAAGATAGAGTAATGCATTGTGGTAATTGGAATTATGATAGATTTAAGGTTGGATACTATTGGAATGAAAATAAAAATAATGCAAATATGCATTTAAAATTAAATGCAATGACTTTTCGGGAAATTTGGATGAATAAAACAAATTATTATGAATTAAGTCTTTTTTCCAATACATCCAGTTTATTAAAATGTAATTTTATAAACCAAATTGATTATGCCAGAGATTTGCGAAAACAAAAATCTGGATATTATGCTGCACATCAAGGTAAAAAAACAAATGAAATAATTGCAAATAACATAATTAAAGGTTTGGGGTTGCAAGGAAATGAGTGATGTGGTATTATGTACATAGATGCTATAAAGGACATGGCAAATCGTACTTTTTCCGATACAAATTCTAATGAATGGAGTTGGGAAGAAACTCCAGAAACAATTGAAGCATTAAAACAACTTCATAATACTGTAAAACAAGTTAATCAAAATCAAACTCTTAAGCCAAAACCAGTTAAGAAATAATTCTAATGCAAGAAGCAAAACTAGTTGATGATTGTTTTTATGTGGACCAAAAAAAGTATGGACTTTGGTATTCTACGGACAAAGAAGGCAATGGACTTATCACATCTCTCACTGAGGAATCGTGTATTCAAGCAACCCGTTTTTATCTTAAAGGACGGCAGGAAGGTTTCGTTGAATCCAAGTCTTATGAAGGAGAAGTTGGTGGAAAATTATGAAAAATAAATTAAGAGATTTATTCTTTAGGTATACTCTTTGGATTAGAAATTTTATACAAAAATTTAAAGATAAAAATCATGATCCATACATCTACAAATAGACCTTATCATGTATTAGATCCGACTACCCCTTGGTATGAGTGGTTATCTTATTGTGAGGCATGTGAAAGTTTAGGTCCAATACCAGGACAACCATCTTTAGGTAGGTTTATGTCATATAGGCGTTATTTAAAATCGGTAGGTATATTGTGAAAGTTAGAAATTTTATTAATTGGTTCTTTGTATCAGACAAAGAAAAGAAAGTAATTGTAGATTGTGCTGATGGTTTTATTGGAAGTAAATTTACTTTACTTGATTTAATTCAATCTTTAGAGACGCGGGTTGAATACCTTGAACAAAAATATAAAGGAGCACTTGAAGATATTAAAAGGTTAGAAATAGAAAATGTAGAGACTACAAATGCATTATATGAGATGGAAAACCGTCTTCAGGCACAGATCGATGCTCACTGCCCACCAATATATAATATGAAGCAATATACATTAGGAGATAAGTAATGTACGAATTGGATGATTTTGAAAAAGCATTAGCACATTTTGGAACAAGAGTTGATATTATTTGTGCCCTTGAGATGGGTGATAAAATCGACTCTCAAACAGCATATAAAGAAATTAAAGCAGAATTGAAAGAACTTAAAAAAGCAAAGAAGCAGTATCTTAAGGACCAGTGAAGGTTAACCCAAATATAATACGTTCAATCAATAATCAAGAGTTTATTCCAGTACCAAATACAACAGTTCAAAATTTTGGACAATCCATAAAAAATGGTGATAAATTTGATATATGTGGTAGTTGGGATTTTTTTGGGTCCGATGATTATGATAAGTATCATTTAAATTTAAAAATTCAATCTCCCGACTGGTACTATCGCAAAAATAAAGTAAAATATACTTTAAATTCCCATGGATATAGAACCAAAGAGTTTAGTGAAATTGATTGGTCAAATTCAATAATTATTTTTGGTTGTTCTTATATTTTTGGAACTGGAGTTGATGATTCTCATACACTATCTTCTTATTTGGAAAAATTATTTGACGTTCCAGTTATTAATATGGGGATGGGGGGATCTTCCATACAATTTGCATTACATAATTCATTAATGTTGTATAAAAAATATGGAATACCTAGAGCAGTAATTTATGGAATGACTGGTATGACAAGATATCTTTTATACCAAAGAAATTATGTTCAATTAAAACTTGGGTATGAAGATTCTCCTAATAATAAAGCAGTCGATCATTTAATACCATATAATCTAATCAATGTTGAATTAATTAGAAATTTATGGAAGGATAAATGTAAATATTATGAATTCTCTTGCTTTCCTACTACAGCAAAATTTTTATCTTGCGATTTACATAAACCAATACCAGATGATTATGCTAGAGACATGAGTCATCCTGGTATAAAATCCAATCAATTAATTGCACAAAATATTTACAAATCTTTGAAGTTATGATTAAATATATTGGAAAGATATACAATTTATTTGTAGAATATCTTGAAAATCAAAAAAGTAAAAAATTAGCTAAACAACTTAGCAAAGAAGATCCTTTTATTTACAAGTAATCATGGCAAAAATTTATGAATCTCCTGATAAGGGAGAAACTATTAGAGAAAGAGAATTTCTTGGTTGGCAAGAAGTTAAAGAATCCGATTTTGATAAAGTTATGACAAAAGATCCTAAAAAGACCTGGATTCTGGAAGTTGAAAAGGTACATGAAGAGTATTTTATCAGTTTTCCTGATGATTTATTGGATGCTGCCAATTTAAAAGAAGGTGATAACATTGAGTGGATTGATAATGGAGATGGGTCATTTACTCTTAAAAAGTTACCAAATAAAACTTATGATGAAATGATTGCTGATGGTTGGATAATGACAGATGATGGATTTTGGATAAAGGATAAATAAGTAAATAAAAGAATTATCATTGCGAGATGGCAGCAACATTAACCGCTACGGGGATAACCTTTGATGATGGTACGTCATTATCTTCAAAATATAGTGTTTTAGCGCAAGGTACTGTATCAGTATTTTATCAGGCATCAGCACCAACAGGATGGACGCAAGATACAACTCATAATGATAAAGCACTTAGAATTGTAAGTGGAACAGGTGGTGGGTTTGGATTTGGTGGAGTCTCTGGGGCTGGTGGATTACCTTTTAGCACAGTTTTTCCTAGTAGCACCGCTCCTATCAGTGTAAGTTTTAGTACAACTGTTCCTGTAAGTGGTACTGTGGGAGATACAACATTAACTACATCGCAAATACCAAATCACACACACGATTCTTTAACTGGAGGTCAATCTTCTGCCTCCAGTGGAGGATCAAATTTTTTAGTTTCTGGATCAAATGCAACTGGTGGTGTTGTATCTCCTACTGGAACTGGTGGAGCACATAATCACCCGTTTAGTGGAAATATAAATTTTACTGCAACTGGATCTGGTACTCTTGATTTAAGAATTCAATATATTGACGTTATTCTTTGCTCTTTTGATTGATATGGCAAGACTAACTTCTACTGGAATCATATTTAATATTGCAGATACTGCAAATTCTATTAATACTTTTTACTGGATATATCCTGCAGGAACAGTAAAAATGTTTTGTCAAGCAGCAGCACCCGTTGGATGGACAAAACTTACTACACAGGATAATAAAGCATTAAGAGTTGTTTCTGGAACAGGTGCTGGATCTGGAGGTACAACAAATTTTACTACAGTATTGTCATCTTCTAATTCAAGTTTATTAGTTAATGTAAATAACACATTTCCAGTTCAAATAGTTTCTGGTACTGGGCAAAATGTTGGTAATACAACATTGGCATTGTCTCAGTTACCAAATCATACTCATACTGGACTTACTGGAGGAACTGGTGGATCTGGTGCTACTCCTTTTAGCAATAGTGGAAGTAGACTTGTATCTGGTAGCACTGCCACTGGAGGAATGATAGAAAATACTGGTGGAGGATCACATACCCATCCATTTAGTGGATCCGCTACAATTAATGATACACGGTCATATTCTATAGATTTATCAGTTCAATACGTTGATTCTATAATTTGCTCATTAAACTAAATATGTTATAATACAATTACTATTGTGATTTAATCATGGCTCAAATTAAATCTGGAAATTTTTGTCCTTTAATTCAATCTGATTGTAAAGGACTTGAATGCTCTTGGTATACCCAGATTAGAGGTACTAATCCAAATACTGGTGAACCTGTGGATGAATGGGCGTGTGCAATTAATTGGTTGCCAATGTTAATGATTGAAAATTCTCAACAACAACGTTCAACTGGTGCAGCGGTTGAATCGTTTAGGAATGAAATGGTTAAAGCAAATGAAAGTAATATTAATGTTTTGTCTGCTGCTGCTCAAATGCTACAACATGCAAGAGAGAGTAAAGTTCTAACCGCTAACATACAAGAGGTAACAGAAGAATGAAAAAGTTTACATTGATTGAACAGGACAGGTATATCGGTATCGATGGTACTGGTATCTTTTTTGAAGAAGATAATTGGCCTTTTGATGATATTAAAGAACTTTGGGCAATTCAATGGAAAGATAATGGGACGGATGAAGGTGATGGATGGATAGAATATGATACACCTATTCCTAATACACCATGTACTCTTTCTGATATTCAAAAGTATGTCAATCATTTTGATGCGGAATATGAGCGTCAGATGCAGATAAAAAGAAAGAAGGAAGAAGATGATATGAAAAAAGCAATTTCATGGCAAGATGCTATGAAAGAACTTGAAGAGCAAATGGAAAAAATGCAACAACGTCATGAAAAAACTATAGAAGCGATTAAGGAAGATCATGATGTACAAATGCAGAAAGTACATCAAAGAGTTGCAGAATCTCATGAAAATCTTTTTTATTCTGCTGGAGTAATGCAAGATAATATTGAAGAAAGTAAAAATGCGTTTCAAATTGAAGCGGGGTATGACAATCTAACTATTTTTGATGGTAACGTAGATCCCTCGTTGTTTGATGATTCTATTGATGAATCGTTTTTTGATGATACAACTATATCTGAGCAAGTAATGTTGTCTAATGTGGAATTAGAAGATAAAGATGTTATTAGAGATTTTAATAATATTGACCTAAGCGTATTAGATAGTGAATTTAATCTTGAGTTGTTATTTGAAGAAGATCCAACTGAGCAAGTTGTAAATGAAATTGAAGAATTAATTGAAGAAGTTGAAACTGAGGAGGATTCTACCACTAAATGATTTCTAAATTATTTGAAGACAACTATTTGGTTGTTCCTAATTTTATATCATCTGAAAAAGCAAGAGAATTAGCAGAAGATTTTAAACAATACGCTGATACCTATGATCTAAAAGGAGATCCTCAAGTATCAGGATGTAAAGGTAAGTATGATTACATATCTTTTGTTGAATTATTATGTGAAAAAACAAATACAGTATCTCAATTGATAGGAGAAACTGTATTACCCACATATTCTTATGCGAGAATTTATCAACAAGGAAATGAGTTAAAACCTCATGTAGATAAATGCCAATGTGAAATATCTTTGACTGTTAATTTAGATTGTGATGAACCTTGGTCAATATGGATTGAAACTCCTAAAAAAATAAAAAAGGAAGTTGTTTTAAATCCAGGAGACGCACTACTCTATTTGGGAATGGAAGCACCCCATTGGAGGGAGACCTTCAAAGGTACTTATTGTAACCAGGTATTTTTACATTATGTAAGAAGTCGTGGACCTTATTTTGCTAGTTATTTTGATAAAGATAATAAAATAGAGCAGGATATAATTAAACCAGTTGAAACTAAATCAGTTGTGACAAAAAGTTTGAATAATCTTGCAAGTTATATTAAAATTTACGATGACGTTCTTACAAAGGATGAGTGTGATTATATTATATCAGAGTACAAAGATACATCAGAGTGGAGGACATCTGAAATAGGTGTTAATGGTAATCAAAATACTTCTGTTAGAAACTGTGACATTATTAATATATCTCTTGGTCATGTAATTGATTCAAATCAAGATGTAAGGAAGAGAATAGATGATATTCTTTTTAATAAGTCTGCGATTGCGGCAAAAAAGTATATTGTAGACTTCCCAGAATGTTTTTTACAATCTGATAGTGGATATGATCTTTTAAGATATCAAGAGGGTGGATATTATATTCAACACACTGATAGTTTTAAGACTCAACCAAGAACAGTATCAATGTCATTTAACCTGAATGATGATTATGTCGGTGGTGAATTTGCATTCTTCGATAGAGAAATACAAATTAGAACAAGACCAGGATCTGTAATTGTTTTTCCATCAAACTTTATGTACCCCCATGAAGTTATGCCTGTCATCAAAGGAACACGTTATTCAGTTGTTACTTGGTTTACTTGACATGGGTTGCACTTGCTGATATATTATCAATAGTTGTTATTTAATTCTATGGCACTTTCCCAATCTGTTGAAACAAGTTTGAAGGAAGCAGAATCTTCTCTTCGTAATGCTCTTTCTTATGCTGCTCGGCAGGAACGTCCAGTGGTTTGTAATGCAATCTCAAAGTTAATCGTAGATATTGATCATATCATGAGTTTTGATGGTCTTCTGGATAAGTTGGAACAAAGAATGGAAGGTGATAAAGGAACATGGGGTCCTTTTGGTTCGTAAAGATATGTTACAACACTCTAAAGACAACATTAAGGAATCTCACTTTATGGTTAAATATTGTTAGAATATGCTGACAATTTACGGGAGCACCCCAGCATGACATTTTCTTCTAAGGACAACAAACTCACTGACGCCGAATGGCAGGAGATGATCGCTCTTAGAAATGCAATCAATACTAATCCAGCTACAGTGCATCCAGAAAAAATGGAGCAGTTTACTGAATATCTTGTTCGTAGTATGAAGGAGATGGGGGCATAAGATTATAGATAATATATCTTATCTCAGCTAAAATGGATTCTGATTTACTTGAATTATACAAAAAAGGTATAAAAACAAAAGAAGATATAGATATAGACTACAAAAGCAGACTAGAAGAAAAGA